AATTCATCCACTTCTTACCTAGAATCCTATCTACTCTACGACAGATATATGGTACGTCATATAGATTGACATTCCATCCAGTTAAAACATCTGGTGTATTTTCAACCCACCATCCAATAAATGATTTGAGCATCTCTTCTTCTTTCCAAAAGATGAAAGACTTAACACCTTCAGGTGCCTCAAACTCACGAGTAGACCAAGTAAAGAACTCCTTAGTATTTAGATCTTTAATAGTAATACAGAGCATTTCCTCTGCTGCCTCTGCAACATTAGGGAAACCATTCTCACATGCAACCTCGATGTCCATCGTAAAGATTTTCATCTGATCCATACGATAATCAATCTCACCAGGAAATTCATTAGCAATGAATTGATAAACGAATCTCTCATATCCAGACACCTTAAAGCCATGGACATTCTCATACTTCTGTATGAATTCTCTTGCTTCCTTTGGATTCTGAAACTGAATAGGTTTTACATTCTCACCGTCCAATGTCTTAAACTTCTCTTCCTTATTGGAAGTGACGTATAGTACAGGAGAAAAATGGGTACGAGTCTGGACTTTTTGTCCGTCCTCATACCCACGATATAGAATAGTATTACCTGCGAGTTGAATGTTAGTATAGAAACTAGCCAATCTTCTGATACTCTCCGAGCATTTCTTTAGATGGGTCTACTATAGTAAAGATCGACTCAGATGTCAAGAAGAGATCACGTTGTGCAGAATATAATGGATATACTTCCAACTTACCATCAACAATACGATAGCATTCTTCAATAAGAACAGATGGTTCTTCATCCAACTCTGTTACTTTACCTATTAGGTAGTCAGTCAGACTCCCGTTCCTCAGTAGGATTACCTTTACCACTTGTTGCCTCCACTAGTTCGTTGTATTTTGAAATGACTTCATCGTGTGTCTCGTATGCACTAATGACTTCATCAAGTTTAAGCATGATAGCATTACCCTTGAGCAGTGGTGCGTATGGTTCAAAACGAAGTTCTGGTTTTGTAATTTTTTGAATCTCTCCATTGTCTTGGACAGCATCAAAGGGTTGAGTAACCCATACATTATAAGGATTTCTTAATTGAAATCCAATAACGTTTTCCTGGTCATCCTTTGTGGTGACCTCAAACAAATCTGCGATGACATCTTCACCGTTTCTTGTTCTTACGATTCTTACGCTCATAGTTTCGTCTTTCGATTTCAGTAATAGATTCCTTAATAATATCCTTAAGGATTTTTTCAGCGTTTACACCTTTATCTTCTGCTATTGGTCGGACATGCCGTAGCAGTTCATCAGTATAACTCGAAGGTACCTCAACTGTCAAGAGATCGCTATCACCTTCGTAATTTGTTTTAGTTAAATTTAGATAGACATTCATTTTTCATTCCAAATAAAAAGAGACCCTTGGGGTCTCTTCTGTTGTGTATTATATAGGTTAGTAATTATCAATCTCTCTTTGCATGTCTTTAACAAACTCTTGCTGAGAGCAGAATCCATGAGCATCTTTGTTTCCATCAGCATGATAATTTACATGCATGACTTCTACACCAAGAAAGAAAATGATCAACATCATAGGCATATGCCATAGAGGATGCCCAAAGACCTCACAGAATTCCTTATAATAATCTTCAAATTTCATATGATAATTATATCATAAAAATTCCTTACGTGCATGATGCTCAGGAACAATCTTACCTAATGTGATGATAAGCATACCATCTTCAAAGGTCACATTCTTTATTGTGGAATCATCAGAGAGTTGCCACTGTCTATTGAATGACCTTTGAGCCATCCCTCTATGTAGATACTCATTCTCTTCTTCTTTCTTTTCCTTCTCACCTTGTACGAATAACTTACCATACTCAGTAAAGACTTTTACTTCTTCCTTCTTGAATCCCGCCAATGCAATCTCTAAACGTGATTCCACGTTGCTTACTTGCACAAGATTGTATGGTGGATACTGACTATTCTGATTCAAATCGAAGAATTGTTGGAAGTAGTCATCCAGTCCTATACTGTTTCTATGGATTTTTTCCATGAGCTGAGGTAGATCAGCAGCACGATATCTCTGTAGTCCAGTCATAATAGCCTCCTTAATTAAGCTAGGTTTAGTGTGTTGTCCCTTACGGCGACACTACTATTTAATCACATCTAAAGGAAAACTTAAATGGTATATGCCGTACCATTTTTGGAGGGGTTGTTCTACCTATATAGTTCTAGGTAAAAGTGTCAAAAGATATGAAGAAATTATTTCCTATAATTATGTTTCTTGGTATGACTTCTGCCGTGAGTCCTGTGAGAGCTGACCTAACACACCGTTTGTCTAGTTCAACACAGTTAAGTGTTGACGCTGGTTATACGACAGTTTCCAGAGCTCCAAACACTTATACAACCTCTGGTAGTGGTGTATCAACTACAATAACACCTTCAGGTGGTAGTGCTGCAAGTGATCTAGGTGGCATATCTGCTGTCAGCACAGCAGGTGTAGCAACGTTTGCCCTTCCTGATGTAGCACAGACAACTCAAGGTCAGGCATACACATTCACTCAGAGTATAACTACTGGTGATAGTATTGTTACTACTGCTGCTGATGTAGGAGACGTACTTGGTTACTCACAAATATCATCATCTGCACCTGGAACCGTAGGCAATTTGGCTGGGACGGTCACGTCTGCTGGTGCTTTGACGGTAGTGGCTGGTGGAGCTGGTACTACAGCTACTGGCCAATTTGTATCAGAGCTGACCATCCGCTAAGGTGATATATAATGAAGACGAAGATTGTCCCATATGTGATTGCTGTGGGTACTGTACTTGCAAGTGCTGTACCTGTATCGGCGGTCCCCGTGGTCCCAAACTTCCAACAGGGCTCGATGACGAGCCACACAGAGACTGAAAGTACAGTCACAGAGACAATAAATTCAATTGACTATAGAACAGGATGGGAATACTCAGTGACAGGAACAGGCATCGACAACAACGGTGCAGCACTAAATCCACCAGTGAATACATCAACGGTGACAATAACTCCTGGTTCAACAGGAGAGAACACCATAACAGGAACGGTAACAAGTTCCTTCGACAACTTAGACTTCTCGGCGGTGAACAACTTCACTCTACACGAACCAGGAGCAGCCTTTCAATTTTCCCAATCATATCAAGGTCCAGGGATGACCAACCAGACGATCATACAAAGAGTCACCACCATAAAAAGCGTGACCGACACAACAAGTACCTTTACCCAATAGTCTTATGTCTAACTCAACTTGCGACTGCCCCTGCCATACTGGCGGAAGGTGTAGGGGGTGTAAGTGCAACAGCTAATCCAATCGCCAATAGTTCTGGCTCAGTAACGAACCAGGCAATACAAGTTTTACAAGGTCCATACGTCACTAACACCTACGGTGGTGGAGTGTCATGTCAAGGTAGTACATTAAACGTCACTCCTTATGTCCAGTTTGCTGATAGCAGAAAGGATCCTTGGGAGGATTTTTATAATGAACCACAATATAATATGACTGATGTGTCTGGTCGTACCACAAAGCAGACTGTTACTGTTAAAAACTATCCTTGGGAGTCATGGTATGACGATAGGACTAAAGCAGATGGCACTAGATGGTTCCCTGATGGGGAAGATATACAAATAGAAATAGATGTAGATGGTCCAGACGGTGTACCTGATGTAGTATCAGGTGGTAGTATGGATCCTACATGGTATAAACCAGTAAGGACTGACATGAGAGCAAACCAATCATTGAATGTTGGTCTCTCTGCTACTCTGTCTATACCAATGAATAGAAAATTACAAAAGCAATGTATTCAAGCGGCTGATGCTCAGATAGCACACCAAACTCAGTTGACATCTAACAAAAGATTAGACTTTGAATTAGCTAGACTTAAAAATTGTGGAGAATTAAAAAAGGCAGGTATATTTTTCCATCCAGCATCACCATATCATGCTGTATGTGCTGACGTAGTAGTCACAAATCCTGGTGGTAAGATTGTACCTCACACTCATAACCTACCTCAACCTAACTTTGATTCTTCTTCTGAGACTCCTTCTTC